TTACCTAATGATTCAGGCTTCTTCTCAGAAGCACAAGCAACACCAGCATCCAGACAACCAATTACAATAGGTTTATTTGTATCACCCTTTGAGAATTTAACAAGAACAAAGTCACCCACCTTAAGATTATGGGTACTAGAAGACGTAAAGGAACCACCAGAAGCGGTGACAGGCATCACCACCCTAGCCCAAGGTAACTCCTCAGTAGTAGGTTCACCATTATTTTCATCTAGTTTACCGTGAAGGTCATAAACTCTGACTTTTACACGTCGAGAATTTTTGGGGTCGTCAATAGACTCCACCTGACCTTCCTGTAGGTCCCAAGCATCACTGAACTTATGTGTCTTCCCAAAGGCCATACTCTAATTACCTATTAATCATCGTACACTAAGCATTCTGGTTCGTCTGGGTGCATCTCACAGAATAGTTCGATAGCATTAGGATCGTGATGATCTCCTGCTTGTATCTCTTCTGCGTGGTGTTCTCTATACACCTCTAACTCGTGCAACTCCTCATTAATATGCCTACGTGATGCAGGACTAGTCTGAGGGTTGTCTAGGATATCTCTATCCTTTTGGATGTGTTCTTCGATAGTTTTCATAAGAATAACGCTTACGATGTAATTATTTAGCGTCAATATCAGTTACTTGAACGTCCACCCGTTGTTTGGTGTCGGTTGTATCATAACCATCCAATTTCTTTTTCAAATTTTCTAATACTAAAGCTAGTTGTCCATACAACTTAACTCTCATATCTATATCTTCTTCTACCTTTATTTTCTCAAGGATTTTATAAGCTCCTTGAGTCATTTCTGGTGGATAAGAATCTAAAAATGAAGTGTCCATAGTTAACAATTTTTGTTGATAGTATCCCTTATAAGGGTGGCTGCAGTCCAGCACTCTTTTTTAGGTGCCACTGAGAACCAGTGACGTACACTATAAATCAAATAATTACCACTATCTTCTTTATCGTATCCATCGATGGTTGTTTTAGCATCGGGGAGAGAAGCACGGAGATAAAGTTTGACTTTATCACCAGCGTGTAAGTACTGATTACCTGGGACTACAAGATCTGATATCGATAACGTCATTGTAGCACGTCTTGCATTATATTGCACGATTGTTTCCTCATCCCAATCTTGGAAGTCAGTAGACTGATACTTTCCTTCTGGTTCGAGTGAGTCACTATCCTTATCAGGAGCAGCTTGAGAAGCCTTATTATGAAACCTCTCGTGACTTATATGTAGGTTGAAAGTTTTACTAGCCTCACCACTAGCCATCAGTTCCTTTAAGAATGTATTGTTAGTCCAAGGAGGACTACCTTTCCTTTCAGAAATATGACCCCATCTATCCCACCACTTTCTAATATCCCACTCCTTATTCATATACTGTCTAGTATCTTCATTAAGTACAAGAGCATCAGCAAGGAACACTCCATCATCTGCCATCTTCTTAAGGTTTCCTCGTGAACTATCTTCAATACTGTGTATGATTAACTGTGATGGTATAGTAAGTGATGCTGCCTCGGATGCTTGGTAATATGTGTACTCAGCATCTGTTCCTTTATGAGTACCACCCACAGAAAGAAGACTATCAATAGACTTAAACTCAACTCTATGTCTGACTTGATCGTACTCACCCTTCTTAGTTCCCCAACAAAAATACCCACAGGTATTCATAGTCTTTCCAGATGCAGGTATAGACTGGGTACACACATCCTTAACAAGTTCTGGAATCTTTTTACCTTTTGCCTCTACAACTAAAGGATTAAATGGTAAGTTACCATCATTATGAATTGCAACACCATACTCAGAGTCTTTAAATATCTGATTCAATATTTCAAATCCATTACCTCTATAAGACTTTTTATTTTTAAACTTCGCAATAGCACTAGACTCTTCAGGAATCAACCTACAAGTATAGATCTTACCTTCACCTTTAACTTTCTCTACCTTTATATCCTCTATACTAAATTTAAAATAAACAACCTCATCATCTGTATGAGCCGTAGTGCATACATTTATATCGATGACATCATTCTCACCTACAGAGATAGGATTCTTTCCATCAGTAAATTTAATCTCAGCTAAAGGATTTAACTTATCAAGATCCTCATAATAATTAAAAGATATCAATAGGTTCTTTAGATCAGTCTTAGTTTTATTCCTATTAGTAATACTACACCATTTCAGTTCCCAATCGGTAGCGTTTCTATTAGTAGTCTTAGCCATAATTAATTGTTACTATAGGTAAATACTTCACTGTTGTCACTCCAACCAGGCTTCGTACTTAGATTTACACTACCACTAGCAGTAAGACTAGTATCATCAGAACCACCACCAGAACCACCACCTGATCCACCTCCACCAGCAGGATTAACTGTATTAAGAGCCTCCGACAATGCTTGGGCCTGATGAGATGCATCGTCTACCTTACTACTACTATTATTACTAATTGCAGCACCACTATTGCTAGTGTTAGTAGACATACCATCCAGACTAGATCCAGAAGAATTTAATGAAGACTGCATATTAGATGCAGCTTTCTTAAATGGATCACTCAATCCATATCCAAAATCTCTTGGATCTCTAAGACCTTTACCTCCAGGATATCCTACCTGATTCTCTATTGTACCAGTCTCCCAGTGCAAGTGTGCACCGTCAGATCCACCTGTATTTCCTACAGCACCTGCATATGTACCACCAGGGAAGACCTTACCCATTTGCAATGGAGATTTCTTCTGCATATGGCCATACAAATGAGTAATACCATCATCTTCAGTGGTAAATGTAACCCAGTTACCATAACCTTTAGGATCAAACCCATTGCCAGTAACTTTAGCCTTACTAGGAAGGAATAAAGGTTGACCTCCTCTATCACCCAAGAACCCAACGTCAATTCCTTGATGGGTAGGTCTGTGTGATGGTTTAAATCCACTAGTGAGATAAGGTTTCTGAATGGTAGGTTCTATACCATCTCCACCATAACCTCCTCCAGTCTTTGTGGGATCACCAGTTTGAAATCCTCTATCACTCTCACCTGTTCCCGAAGAGCTACTATTATTATCGTTATCGTGATCACCCATCCTAGGGATTCCCGTATTAACATTATCAATACCACTACTTGCACTATCTAAGAAGTCACCCATACTAGCTCCTTCTGCTGTTGCATCCTTAAGCCAACCCATTCCAGGTATGTGCCCAACTATATTCAATAACCGTCTTATACCATCCATAATCTTACTCATTACCCAAACAACTCCTTCAACTACTTTCAAGAGACCTTGAACAACCCATTGTATACTCTTCAAGGTCATTTGTATTAATGGTATCAAAGTTTTAAGTAATATCTTAGCAAAGATACCAAGAACCTTACCTAGATTTTTTAAACCCTCAATAAATCCATTCTTACCTTCTCCTACACCAAATGCTTCACTTATACTCTGGAAAGAAGCACCTATTCCAGCAGTTAATTCATTCCAAGTTTCAACTACAGGTCTAAAAGTCTCACCCCAATCAAATCCTTTAAAGACACTAAACAATCCTTCACCAAAGAACTTACCAATATTCTCACCTATCCAAGCACCAAGAGCAGCACCAATTGCAGTTCCTACAGGACCAGCAAAACTACCAAGTACTCCACCTAATACTGTACCAGTACCAGCTCCTATACCAGCACCAGCAGACCTACCAATTATTTTATTCTTATCCTTTTTCAATCTACCATCCTTAAGACGAGCATTAATTTGATCATCAGTTAATGTTGGATTCTCTTCACGCAAACGTTTCATCTCCTCTTCGTTTGCATCCATAGCACCTATACCAGCAGAAAGAAGAGAACCTAAAACAGGAATCCTCCTCGCTAATGTACCTGTATTCCTAAGAACTTGCACACCTCTTGCTACCTTCGGACCTTTAGTCAACTGAGAAAGATTTTTAGTAGCACCAGCCCACCCTCGAAACGCTTGACCTGGTAAATTCTTCAGTCCTGTTCCTGTTGCTGTAAGACCTTTACCTATTCCTTGCATAGGTGCATTAAAGAATGCTTTAACTTTATCAACACCAACTTTACGAATATTAAGAGCTAAATCTTTCTGTGCCTTAAAAGTATCATTAATACCTTTCCAAGTTGAGTTAGGTACTTTACGTAGATCTGCAAAACTTTTGAATATATCATCAATCTTATTCCCAAACTTCATTCCTGCTAGTTGACCAGTAGGACGTACTGTTGAACTTTCTAAATTAAATTGTCTAAGAAGACCTCTTGTTTCCTTAAGATCCTTACCGAAAGCTCCTTTAAAGAAATTCTGAAGACCTCCTTTACCAAGAAATTCAAGACCCTCACCAGCACCCTTCGTACCTTTTAAAATAGTACGGGCACCAACCTGTCTAATCTTCCGTCCTACATTAGGACCGAGCATACGGTAATCAGTAGGATCAGCACCCAAAACACCAGTCTTAATAGACTTAAGTCCAGTAATTTTAGGATTTACTTTATTATAACTTGATTGATGAAATGGTGTTACACCTTTCATCATCTGGTTGAAACCCATTATACCCTGACGGGTAGTCAATCCAGTAAAACTACCAGTAGCACTTTCAACACCCTTACCCAATCTAAGTAATGCTGGACCTAATAATCCTAGTGCTAGTAAACTATCTCTCCAATCTAAACGTCCTGTACCTAAACCTCGACCACCAGTACCAAAGTTTTTAAAATCTTTTTTATCAACCTTTTTATCACCTCTCTGCTGTTCAATACCAGCTTCTTGTGTTGATATCTCTCTCTTATTAGCAAGTCGATTTGATTCTCTAACTGTCCAGTTAAAGGTCTGCTGTTGTAACTTTACACCTTCTCTATTAGTATCTAATATATCTCTAAGAAAATTATTAGTTATAAATGCTTGCTCTAAAGTATTTGCGGCAATAGATTCCCTTCGGAGACCTACCATAGACTCCTTACTATTAATGTCTTTATTATCTTCGTTGGGATTTGGTTCTGTATTCCCACCTGTTACTATTGCCATTAGATTAACTATTGGTTCTGTTGTTGCTTGAGTTTTTCTTCCTCAAGATGCTGTATTAATAAAGTCACATAGATCTCTCGTTCCCAAGGCACCATACTTTCAAGTTCTGTTAAAGAGTACTTATGATGTTGCATAAGAGAGAAGTTAGTCCTGAAATAATTCTCAAGACTGTTATACGACATCACTATCCGAAAAAAGATGCTAGTCCCTCCAGTGTATACTCATTATCAACGCCAGTGTTAGGGTTCTTCACATTAAATGTGTGAGTTAACTTAGGCATATTGGCAAAGAACTCTTGCAGTTTTTCAAACTGTTTAGATGTCAAACTATCTAGGAAAGTAGTCAGTTCTTTCTTGGTTGCGTTAGCAGCCTCGTGAACTTGATCACCTTCAATGATCTTGTCTATACACTGCGTTATAATATCAAATGCTTGTTCAGGTTTAGCATTCTGTGTGAAATTAGATTTAATAAAGGTATCTAACCGAGGGTACTGTAACTTGATAGCAATATCATCAGTAATTTTGATAGTATCCTTAATTCCCTTTGGTTTTACAACCTCAACATCCTCAAGATTAATAGTCACATCCACCTGTGTCTCATTATCATCATTACAAGTGATCTTAAGTTCTAACTCCTCACTTACAGACTTACCACGTATTTGAAGGAATAGATATTCCAAATCAAACATAGGCAAGTGCCTAACTTTTATTCTACTCTGAATACAATTAGTAAGAAGAGTAACAACGGCATCTGTTATTTGTTTCTCATCCTCCGACTCCATAGCCATTAGAAGTATCTTTTCTTCTTTTACCAAGAAGGGACGGAACTTAATTGTTTGGCCAGTTGAAGGAAGAGCAGTAGTATAGGTTGGCACCTCAATGGTTGGTAAAGGCATAGTATGTTCAGTTCAGTATCTTTATTTAGACTGTTTATAAAAACCTAAAGGGGCAAAAAAATTGCCGAGTTTTTTTTCGGGTTTTTTTAGAATAGGTTATTGAATGTGGAGGTAAAACTATTGAATGCATCCTTCACGTTGTCAATTGCACCTTGAATATCAGTGGGTGCTCCAGAGCCAGTAATATTATTAGTAGTACTCTCCAAATTTTTTCTCGCATCTTCATACTGTAACTCATACCTTTCATAATGAAAGTTAACTGTACAAGTCATTAGAGTTGCTATACCTGCATCCAAAGGTACTGCATCAATAGAATAAGGATACGCATTGGTAAAGAAATATCTTACACTCCTACCTTGCTCACTATATCTTGGACCTGCTTCAAACTTATCTACAATTACTGTTCTCTGGTATGACTCAGGGTATGCTATACGAGTAAATCTATTCCTATCACGCTCAGGATAATGAGACATATCTTCAGGAATCTTTTCCTTCTGATTAAACATACTCTTCTCTTGAAATATTCTATCAAACCAAGAGTTCATTACTTTGAACGCAGTCATATTTGAATCACAAATAAAACTAAGACTTAAATCTCCAAACAATTTCATCGTTGGATACTTATAGGATGACCCCGTATAATATCCATTGACTTGTTGAGTAGCAGCTGTTGCTGCTGGTAATGATGCTTGGTTACACAAAACTTCCAGTGTACTTCTATCGAAATTAACTGGGAAGTCAGGGTAGTTAAAGATTCCTCCCGTTAAATCAGGAAAAACAACACGAAACTGGTTGGATTTAGCAACACCACCACCACGTATTATCTTTTCCTGAAGCTTAGAGTATAGGTTTGCCATCTAAATAGGCTAAAGGAATACATCTTATTTATGTACAAGCAGGGAGTATATATTCCAGCAAATGCGAGTAAGTACCGAGGAAATCATAGAAATATATTCTATCGCTCCTCGTGGGAAAAGATTTTTATGAGATGGTGTGATAGAAATCAGAATATAATTGAGTGGGGAAGTGAAGAATTCTTTATACCATACCGTGCTCCTGATGGTAAGGTTCGTCGTTATTACCCAGACTTCTACATCAAAGTACGTGAACAGACTGGTGTGTTAAAGAAATATATAATTGAAATCAAACCAGACAAACAAACCAGAGCACCCGTTCAAGGTAAGAAAACTAGAAAACAATTCTTATATGAATCAAATACTTTCTTAAAGAACCAAGCAAAATGGAAAGCAGCTAGAAAGTATTGTAAAAAAAGACAAGCAGAATTTTTAATCTTCACAGAGAAAGAACTTGGAATCCGTATTTGAAAAACTAGAGTCAGCACAAGATGGTCAAGACAGATCCCTATCTTGGTGGAAGAAGGCAGCTAGTATAGCAATGCGTTCTTCATTTGCTGAAACAAATAAAGATAATATTATAGAAAGAGAAAGAGGTAATCTAGATGACGGAAACGGTGTCAGATATACACCACGAGTAGGTACGATAGTACTCTTTGAGTATGATGCTAAGACAACCAAAGACAGACTACCATTTTACGATCAACTACCAGTAGGTTTAGTTTTAAATAGAACTGATCATCATTTTCACCTTGCAAACTTACATTATGTCAGTCCAAAGAAGAGATTAAAGACTATTGGTGCACTATCTGAAGGGAAGATAGATGTACCCCGAAAAGTAATTCATAAATACAAACGTGAAGATGTAAAAAATCGTCTCTATATAGAAATAGCAGAGACGGATTGGGATTCAGCAATCTATATGCCTATAGAAAGATTCGTATCATCTGTAGGAACATTAGAAGTACCTGTAGAATCTCGTAAAGTATGGCTTCGTAATGACCCTGCAACAAAATACAGGTTCCGTGCTACACGTAAGATCATCTAATGAGCAATCGGCATATTAATTTTAGTGACGTTCTGTCATCAAGTAAAGCATCTTTAAGGTTTCCACTGGACAAGGTAGAGAATGCTGATGACTATATTATGTTTAGCATATATGAATACCAACCACCCTTCAGAAAGGCGAAGTGTCTAGACGATGCTGCTGGTAGTGTGTATGGTGGAAAGTATGCTGACTATGATACTACTGGATTAGGTGGTGGTGATCTATCAGGAAGTGAATTTAAAAGAATGGTCCTCTATATGCCAGAGGATATAAGAATGGATCAAGGTGTTAGTTGGAGTGGAAAATCACCCAACAACCTACAAGTTGAAGCAATGAAAGCAACATCTGCTGGAGTCGAGGGTGGACTTCAGAAAGGTTTCACTCAAGCAACAGACAGTGCAAAAACTTTAGGACTATCAGGAATTTTAAAAACTCTAGCAGTTGCTCAAGGTTCTAAAGTTTCAGGTATAGATTCAAACGTTGCAGCTGGAGGTATAATTGGTCAAGTCCTCAACCCTAACCTAGAAGTATTCTTCGACAAACCAGAACTAAGAAGCTTTAGATTTAATTGGACATTAGTACCAAGAAATCAAAGAGAATCAAGGATCATTAAAGAAATGATCTGGACATTCAAGAGAGCAGCAGCACCAGAACTAGGAAAAGCTGGATGGTTCTTGAAAGTACCTAACGTATTTAAAATACAGTATAAGACTGGTGCTAATGACAATCACTGGTTAAATAAAATAAAAGCGTGTGCTTTGACTAATATATCAGTTAACTATACAGCTAGTGGTATGTGGTCAACATTAGAAGATGGTGCACCAACAGCAATAGGTTTAGACCTTTCGTTTATGGAGATCAAGACCATCCTTGCTGAAGATTACGGTGACAGTTTCCAATACACAAAACAGTACTACTAATGGGATATTTTAATTACTTACCTAACATATCTCTTGCTACTAGACCTATAAGATTTCCTTGGTCGTCGCAACAGTACGAGACTGCAAAAAATATCTTCAGAAGGTTTAAAATATCTGATGCAGCATTAGATAGTCTACTTTATTACAAAAGATATACAGTAACAGATTCTGACCGTCCAGATTTAATAGCAGAAAAAATATACGGTGACTCTGATTATGATTGGATTATATTGTTAGCAAATAATATAATCAATCCATACTTTGATTGGCCTATGTCCACACCTGTACTGGAGGATTATATTGCTAACAAATATGAAAAACCATTTGATATCAAACACTACACAACCAATGAAGTAAAGAATGCCAATGGTGATGTGGTACTACCAGCAAACCAACTAGTTGGAGAAGACTTTTACAAAGCACCCTTCTGGACTAACTATGATGAACCTCTAGAGGATGCACCAGAACCAGTTAACAGTCTTGACTTTGAGGCCAACAGACAATACACAGTAACATCTGCAACTGTAATTACAAGTAGCAGTGGATTTGAAACACAACCTTTGTTTGATGCTGGTAGTCCAAGTGCACCTAATGGTGAGTTCCCAATTTTTCCTGCTGAATGGAGTGCAAACCTATCAAGTACAGGATACCTCAAGAGATTTGAAGTTACTAATGGTGGTTCTAATTATACATACGCTCCACTCGTAACACTAAGTGGCGGTATGGCAAGTGAATCTGCCACAGCAGTCATTGAGAATGGAGTGGTAACAGAAGTACGACTAGATGGTACTAAATTCGACACAACAAACGCAACTAACATCTATCAGTTCAGTAATGGAGTAACAATTGCACCAAATGGTTCTGGTTATGGTTCGTGGGGTGGTTTTAATGTGGGCAGCACACACCTAAGATTTGGTGATAGTTATGGTGAAAGATATGCTACCCTAAACAAAGTTGATATGACTAACTTCGACACTGTTCGGGTGTATGCTATCCGTGGTAATGGTATGAATGGTGGTGAAACACCAGACATTGCAGGTGTTGAGGAACTTCGTTTAAGATATCAATTCCCTCAGAATCTTCAGTATAACGGTGCAACTGGTGCACAATATATTCATTATGATATGAACGAGGTTGGTACTTTCTACTACACCAATGATGTTGAAGCAAATATGAGTGGGGAGATAGAAGTTTGGGATGGTCCTAATAATGATGGAACTGGTAGTTGGGCTCCTACGACCTTCTATGTTGATATTACAGCAGCTGTTACTGGTACACCTGGTTCATTTCATTGGCAACTTAATACAGATAATCCATATGGGGGCGGACCTGGTGGAGGTGCTTACGGTGGTGATAGAATATACTTCGAGGGAGGACAAAGCATAGAAGAACGTGGAGTTATAAACACAACCCTTAGATTTTATAAAGGAGACAGAATAGTCTGGAACATAGCGTCTGGTGTTCAGCAAGGACTCTGGATGAAAACCCAAGCTGGTACTGGTACAGACAATCAAGTTCAATGGTTAGATCCTAGCAACTGGACTACATTAGGTGTTGTTATTCCTGCTACTCCTAATGGTACTGGTTCAGGTAACCTAGAACCATATGATTTCACAGTACCACCAGAAGTTAGAGTAGATAATGTACACTTCCAGTTACAACAACCTGGAAACAGTGGACCTCAATACGATCACTTTGCTATCACAACAGTTAACTTTATAAACAACGACGCATATTATACAGACAGTACAATAACCTTTAGCAACAATCCTTTAGACACAACTGGAAGTGGTGCAGAAGCCGTAGTATATCTTGGTAAATCAATTGAAAGTATTACTATAGACAATCCAGGATCATACACTGGTCCTCTAGAGGACTTAGTATTTGGATACTGGCCTCCTTATGGAGGTCACGGTAATCCAGGTACTCGTGAGTGGTATCCATCTTACTCTCTTACTGGTGGTGCTTATCTAGACACACTAATAGTAGTATCAGAATCTGGTCCTCTATTCCAAGTAGGTGAGAAAGTTACCTTCAGTAACGGTGCAGAGGGTGTAATAACTTCATACGATGCACGTTCTGGTGTGTTTGGTGACGATGGTGCTGACGTTCAGTTAAACTTAACTTCTTGGGATAATAACAACCCAGTAACAGAAGGTATGTTATTTGTTGGTGAGAATACTGGTGCTAAATCTGTGGTAAGAACATTTAACTCTAGTGATTTTACAGAACCAACCTATGCTGATAATACTTTAGGTAATAAATTCAGATACAGGCTAACAAGAGAAGATGGTACAACAGGATGGCAAAAATTAGTTAGAGATAGTTTTAGATACAGAGAGAATGATGGATCTATTGTTACCTTGCAAGGATCATCAATAGTAAATGCCATAACTCATCACGAGTATGAAACTAGATTGAATGATGATAAGAGAAAAATATATGTATTACGTGAACAATATCTATTACAATTCATAGAAGAGATGAAGGCACAGTTACCATACAAAGAATCTTCTGACTTTATAAGTGTATCTCTTAAGAGATCAGCAGTTTAAAAAAATCTAAAGGACAAAAAAATACCCCCAATTTTTTTGGGGGTATTTTAGTATTCAGAAGTGGATTTTAGTCCTCTTCTGCTAGTCGTGCGAAGTATGATAGTTGATCATCTTCTGACGTAGTTGGTGCAGATTCAGCACGTCTAGTAGCAGGAGTAGGAGTGGCAGCTGCAACAGCAACTGGTTCATACTCTTCACTGTCTACTGTTGGTGCAGCAGCACGTTTGTTAGTGCCAAGCACTTCGTTTAACCTAGTCGATAACTCCTCATAAGATTTGAACTGATCTTCAGCAGTGAAAGCGGTTAGTGAGTACTCCTTCTTCCATACGGCTTCAAGTTCAGCATCATCTGAAGCAAGAGCACTAGTGCTATCAAACTCAGACTTGTCATAGTTCCAGAACCCCGCTACCTTACAAATTTTTAACTTGAAGTTAGCACCTTCCCATAGATCGAAAGGATTGATAGGAGTCTCATCTTCAAACTCAGGTTGCATTGCAGCAGTGATCTTATCGTAGATCTTCTTACCGAATTTGTATAAGAATACCTTACCCTCATTCTCAGGGTGTGCTGGATCACGAACGACTTGGATGTTAGTGTAGTAAGAAAGCTTACGCTTCTGCTTACGTGCTATGTCCTTATCGGAATCAAGACCAGAGTTCCACAACTTGCGGTTGACTTCACCTACTGGATCTTTCTTGTTCACTGTGGTCAAGGAGTTTTCGATGTACCATCCTCCTGGACCTTGAAATGCGTGGGAATAAACCTTTGCCCACGGTAACTCTTCTCCATCTGGTGCTGGTAGGAAACGAATTACTGCGTAACCGTTACCAGACTTATCGAGTTCTGGTTTCCAGAATCTCTCGTCTGCACCTCCTGATTGCTTATTTAACTTCTCTGCTTCTTGGACTAGCTTTTCAAGTGATGTACCTGAACGCTTTTTAAGTGATGAAAATGACATCGGATTTAGTTAGATTAAATTAGATTGAATTTAAAAGGGAGGATATAAAGTCCTCCCTAGTATTTAGGTTAGAAGAATGGAGTTGTTGCAGTACTACCTAGAAGAGGTTTAACTAAATGATTAGCTTCCGTAAGGAATTTAATCCAACCAGTCTCATCTGATCCGTTGAATGGGATAGCAGTTTTATTTCTACCATCTAGTTTCCATCCGTTCTTTGTAATCTGTAGTCGTACATAATCATTGTACAAGAATACAAACCTAGCAATAGCAAACTCATTGCCTTTGTAAGTACCACCGTCTATAATATCCCTTTGATTAAGATTTCTCTTATCAGGATCAATTTGTTTGTAGATAGGACCGTACTCTTTCCACCACCACTTCACCATCAAGTCAAAAGAATCAACGTTGTTATCCGTATCAATCTTTGCAATTTGAGGAGCAAAGTAGTTCAAGAATAAAGAACCTGCTACAACACAACTTGCTTGTATTACTTTCTCACAATTGTGATCAGTAAATGAAGTAAGGTACTTAGTTACACTCTGTTCCCCTGCTAACTTAATAGCAGTAGATAGGTAAGAGTGAGATTCAAGTGAGAACTTTCCATCAGGATTAGTACCAGCGATACTAATTCTAAATGGGAGACAGTACCTGTATAAGTTAACTGCCCAATCTCTTCTGCTATAGTAAGCAGACTTGAACTTATCCGAACCTGATTGTGTCTTCCTATCAGCACAATCAGTATGATGATCATCTGATTCTTTTTGAATCATTTGATCTAATGAATCAGTTGTTTTGTGAAAAGATAGATTTAGGACTGTACGTGCTTCTTCACTTAAAGATACAGCATATCTTTTTGTGACACGATGTCCACTCTGGGTGTTAACTATCTTGTTTACACCAGGTCTAACCCATCCTGATCCAACATTTGCGGCTTGATAAGAGAAACCTTGCTTCTCATCCAAGTTTTTTTCGCATCTGTTAAGACAGATATCTTCTGTCCTATTGTATTCAGGACATCCATATTGGAGTCCTACTGGTGCAGTGCATATACGTGTCTGCCCTTCTAAACTAGAAGGATCATCCTCATATTGCTTAAGCAAATCCTCTGCACGATGAAGGTTAGGGGGGAGTGAGCCAATTACTCCAAAACTCGCAAGTTTTTGTCTACGCTTATCATCAACCCTTGATTCATAAAGGTCGATGATGCGTACAAGGCCTATGTTGTTAGACATTTTGAACTTGTTGAAACATCGACAGGAAACTAACGTTAGAGGTTAGTCTAGTGGCTTCGTTTCCTTGTCTCCTCAATTATAATACTCTTCGTCTAACTTGTCAAGAAATTCTTTTCTATGTTCCCACGTCTGCCCTGACGTACTCCCTTTGCAAGGGTTTACACACATACTGTCAGAGAACTCATTACATACTAGTCCTGCTAGGTCGTGGGGATCTCCTTCCTTACCTGTAGACCAGTACAACTGATCTTCTATCCACGTTGCACCACACTTAGGACATACTCTCATTGCCAACGTGTAACTGTTAACTCTACTGCTCCTCTGGTATTAACATCTTGATTTTCTATTTGATATCCTTCCTTCTTTGCAGCAGCAGTCAACAGTTCTACAGCATACTGCTGTGAAATTTTATCCAGTAATCTTTTGGGTGGTACAGATTGATCCCACGTCTGTAAATCTGCAACCAATTCGTAACTCTCTGTTTGAGAGTTCCATCTAAATCCTATATCATTTCCTATCGTTATATCACACAGTACCTTCTCGTGTTGATGGCCTAATGGATTTTCTATGAACTGATTAGTATCAACCTGATAGTGCATCACCAAGAGTGCTTGTATCAACGGTGTTTTTTTCTTCAGTTTTGTTTTTATTGTGCTGAGATGTGACATAGTACTCTGGTTTAAAAGATCTTCCACCTAGATCACCTAAGGCATTCTCGAAAGGTGATGTAATATTTAAACACTCATCTGATACTGCACCGATAACTTCTTCAGTAACTGTGCCATCTTGAGCAATAGTAAATTTTATTGATTGGGGTTTCATTCCATCTCTGCTACGGTCTTCTTAAGTGCCTCAACCATTTGATCTATATTACCAAACACCTCACTAACACTAACATCCTTTGGGATACCAACAGCATTCATAACCTTACGAACCTCATCTGCCATCTTCTGTGCAGCAGGATCATCTTTCTTAGATAGTTCCACACGTGTCCACAAGACACGTTGTTTGTTCAACAGTTCAGTTACTATCTCAATGTACTCTTCCTTCTCATCATCATCTAGTTCTGGAAATGCCATAGTCATTTCTGCTAGACGATCTTGCAGAGCATTGATAGTCTTGATCTCTGTCTGTACGAATTCAGAATCTTGGAAGCCCATTAGAACATTAATTTAGCACGGGATGTTTTCTTGATAAAGTTAAGACGTTGTGCGTCATACTTAAGTTTCTCTTTAAGAGGTTTGGAAACTAGTTTATTAATACTATCTACTTCAATACTATTCTGTTCACAAAAATGAATGATAGCATCGATGTAATTCATATCAGCATTATCTGAAACTAATTTTTCAATTTCACCAGCAAATTTTGTAGCAGTCATAAATTTATTTTCAATGTCTTCAGGTGGCTGTGGCATAACTCATCTCATATTCTTCAATGGCGGCCTTAAGATTAGAATAATGAGTTGCTTTGTCAGTAGTCTTAACTAACTGACACTCACCATCTTCGCAAGCAACAAGAACAGCAAACTGTTCTACCTCTATACCATATCTTTCGTAAAACATATAGCCATAGGCACACATCTGAGTGAAATATCCATCCAAAATGTATTGTTTCTTAGGTGACTTTGATGTCTTGAAATCAATGACGGATAGTACTCCATCAAGTTCAGCAATAATGTCAACCTGTCCTGCAATCTTTAACTTATCAGACCATAACATAGACTCGACAAGTCTAGGTCTATCTATTCTATCTATAACACTCTGTGAAGTGCGAAACATCTGTACAGGTAGAGGAGATGCTTTATGCTTCTCAAGATCTAACCTGTTCATAATATAATCTTCACAGATAGCGTGAAAGTTGGTACCTCTGGTAGTAGATCGCTTAGTTACACGGTCTGCTTCCTCTTTACCAACTCTCTTACGCCACCTGTTAATGATAGCTTTCTTTTTCTTTTGATTAGATAGTACTGTAGTGACTGAGGGATAGTGTGCACCCTCCACAGCGTAAAGGCGTTTGCCTTCCACCATTTGTCTCTTCAAGTTTACCGAGTCAATTAATTCAGAATGATCAAATGTTTTCATTGTAACCTTGGTTGATCTTGGAGACCAGATACGATCTAACCAGACCAGACCTCACGATATCCTCAAGACCGAATTCGATTTTGCCGAACTCAGGCATACCTTGTAGGATCTGCATAAAATCTAGAATGCCAGTGCGTTCTGTGACCTTAAGTAGGTCAGACTGGCTAGCGTCACCAGCAAAGAAAATCTTGCTGTTCTCGCCAACTCTTGTCATTATACTATCTAACTCGTGAAAATTCAAGTTCTCGAATTCATCTACGATTATAATAGCATTATCAAGAGTCGTACCCCTAAGAAAAGAAGTAGACCAAAAAGATATGGTCTCTTGTCTTTGGAGGTCATCGTATAACGTGTCAAATTCTTTGTCCGTATACATTGAGAACATATGCTTGACCATATTCCTATAAGGAATCTGATACAAATATGATTTGTCCTCGTGGGTGCCAGGTAAGAATCCTATCTCCCTAGTGGGAACTAATGATCTTACAATGTATATTTTCTCATAAGGAGTGTCTTCTGTCAAGACCTCCTTCAATGCTTGATACAAAAGGCAAAATGTCTTACCTGTACCAGCACATCCATAAGCAACTAGATTCTTTCCAGTAGCATACTGTTCCCATAACGATTCCTGAGCAGGAGTCAGAGGTTCTATTGGTTTTAATAGATCTTTGTTAACAGGTTTAGTACGTTTCATCTGCTTAGTGGACAACGTAGATACGGACTTCTTACGTGGCATTTAGTAATATTTGTATGGTTTAACGTTGGCACCAGGTTGTTGACTTACTTTATGTAAGACTTCATTCCATCCACCATCGGTTTTGTTTCTCCAGTCGCCTACCTCACCAGCAGAAGCACAACCTTTAGACCAGTCTTTATCCCAGTCAGGGTTCTCTTTTCGCCAAGTATCGTAGGCTTTCATAGACATAGAAAGTTCTTTTTCCTCTCCAGTCTTGTTGTTTTTTACAGGGTATGTTGGCATAATTTTATTTAGTCCTCATCGGGATCATCTAAACCTAAGATTGTACGTTCACGATAGTGATCTTCCTGACGGCGTGATCGATCTGCTGATTTAGCATCATTATATCGATTCTTATTCGCAGCTGCGAATCCTTTTTCCCAAGGCATTAAATCTTGGCTGTCAGTTAGAGTAATAGGATCTGCACCAGTCATTCCTCTCATACCCATCTTAAGTTCCTTAGCCTGTTGGGGATTGTCCTTTTCACCTTGTATCTGTTGTTCAATTGCTTCCGTCTGAGTGATAGGTTCATTTGAATCAACTTCACGATCTGTAAATCTAGGTGTTCCTACTATCTTACCATACTTTTTAAGGTCTTCATCAAAATGACTGATTTTATTTACTCTTTTATCAACAATTTTAATACCTTTTTTACCAGTATCTTCATCAGTATCAACCCAAGAAGCAGGTTCTGGTGGTACAAACCCATCTACTCTTTCTTCTTTTGTTCTAGTATGATTATCCATATCAGGATAACTAGGGAATGACTCAGCAGATTTATGTGCCAACATTCTAAGTTTACCTGGCTTGACACAGAGTTTAGGGTTCTGTCTTAGAAAATCCTCTCTACCATCTAAAGATAAGAACAATTCCCCTACAGATTCACCTGTCTCTCTATTCATAAATTCGTATAAAGGCATCAGAATTCTATCACTGTATTATATCTAGGTCTGTGAGATGGTAATAAAGGTGGTCTAGTAGCGTACGGTATACTACCATCAAATGATATCACTCTGCCTGGCTTTGGTATTATTGCTCTACAGATCTCTTCATCATCATAGAAAACAATCTCTCCACCCCATTCATAACTCCACTCTGGATTAATACAAAATACATTAACAGATTTAGAATTACTTCTAACGGTACTAGGACGGTCTCCAGCACGTAAAAGATCCGTATAAACAGATGCTATTGATTCGTAAGAAGGAACGTCACAGACGTTTCTAAGTGCTGTATACAGTGGTTTAACTATAATATCATCTTTATTATTCCTTACCCAACTATCATCCTTTAGAGAATAAAATGTGTGCGAAAGAAACATAAAAGTTTCTTTCATTATTTTTGGATCTACAACATCATCGTAGATTTTTATATCCATTCCAGTGCCTCTGCCACTATAGGGAACTGGCCTGCAAAGATACATTTACATTCGTTTGCAATATCCATATGTTCTTTCTGTGTACCGTGAGCACTTCTAAGATCAATGTAATGTATCCAAGAACGTACACTACCAGTCATATACAAACGAGTTGGTGTAGCAAGTGGTAGTACAAACCTTGCACACTCTTTAGCAATACCTGCTTCAAGCATTTCTTTATAGAGTTTCATTCCATCAACGAAATGTCTTTGCATTTTCAATTGAAAATCCTGATTAACAAAAGGATCCACATCATCAATACTATTCTGTCTGTTCTTTGTATCTTGACTACGTAGTTCTGGTAAAGGAATAACATCTCCTAGTAAACTACTGTCAGCATATCTTTGAGAGAACTCTTGATATGTAAATGATCTGTGTCTCAGTATCTGAGCAGCAAGACCACGTGTAGTTTCAATCTCCACAGTCATATGTGCCTGTTCAAATACAGACCAGTGACCGTGCTTAATACAATACCCCAAGAGTCCTGCGACCTTAGGGTTATCTTGGTTGTTAGGATTACTTACCCTAGCAACATACCCCATAGTCTTTTCAGCATCAGGGGTAACGGTAACAAGTTTTACATTCATTCTCGTATTACTTTATAGTTGTAACCACCAGCAGTAAATACTTCTGGCATAAAATTCATAGAGATAGAAACTCTAGTAGAATTTTCTCCTTCAGTACGTTCTGTGTAATGGGAGATATGTGATGGCCATAATAACAGAATTCCTTCTTTAGCACAACCATTTTGTGACATATTACTAAATTGTGTTCTCTTTGATTGTTGAAACCCTATGTAAGGTCTGCTAGGTGAAGCAGCAGGATTCATAAAAACTATGTCACCACAATCACCTTCCATATTGAGGTAATAAGTACCAGATACAAATGCATTAGCGTGTGTATGAATAACTTGTTCACCACCTGTCTTAGTTATGTTAACCCAACAATCTGTGATGTATGCATTTTGTGTACTCTGCCATCCTTGTACATCTAAACAAAAATCAGA